GCCTTAATAACCCAGCAATTGCTGGACATTGGGGCTCAGTTCTTGATTGATGCTGATTTTACACCCACATTCAAAGATCTAGTCTTGGCGTAAGCCAGACTAGCCAACAGCTTCTCCTATTGCCGCCATCTGGCGGGGAGTTTACAATGCCTACCAAGAAAAAGAAGAAATCCGTGCCTTCTTTTGACCTTTCTGGCTTTTCCTCCATGTTGAGCCAGTCCCTAGACGCCTCCCTAAATCAGGGTACATCATACGATGATCGAGTCCGACTTTACTTCCGAGAGGCGCAGTCCGTTGCGCTTCTCAAAAAGTTTGTATCTCATGATAAAATTTCGAAGACGGAACGCCGAAGTCAGGCTTTTACTAAGTTTGACGACGTTCAGTCTCGTCTTCGTGACATTCCTGCTAGCCGCTACCTTGTGGCTTTGCCCAGGAAATTCGATCATGTGGTCCAAGATAGTCTCCCTTTTATCTTGGGTCGGTGCCGCGCTTTGATCGCTCACATCCTCGGGGATTTTTCCCTGGGTGAGATGTTTGATCTGGCGCGAAATGGACCCGGCTCTTCTGCCGGGATCCCGTATCGCGACGTCACGCCATCCCGTAATTGGGAGTTTCCAATCAGCGTGACTTCGCGAGCTCGTAGTATGATGTGGATCTACCTTCGCAAGGATAACCTCCTCGCTGAGATGCTTCAACGGGCCCAACCACACGTGGTATGGGACGAGGAGCATCTGTTCAAGGTAGTAAAGGGAGCGTCGCTCTCGTCGGTGCCCAAAACAACTGAAGCCGATCGAATGATCGCGATCGAACCTACTGGTAATGTTTTTCTCCAGTTAGGTATCGGTCGTATGATCGTCGCTCGTCTAAAGGAGTTCGGGATAGACATCGAGGGTCAGCAACAAAGTAAGCACAGATCTGCCGCACGGCTCGCTTCGATTACCCGTAATTGGGCAACGATCGACCTGAGTTCTGCTTCGGATAGTGTGTCAACACGCTTGGTACAGGTTTTATTACCTCCGAGTTGGTTGATGATGATGGACATGGTTCGTTCCGAATCTGTCTTTAATCCACTGAAGAAGGAGTGGTCTATCCCTGAGTGCTTCTCGACAATGGGAAATGGCTTCACCTTCGCCCTCGAAACCCTGGTTTTCTTTGCGCTAGCGGTAAGTATCTATCCGCGAGATAGCTTAAGGTCGTGTCTCCCGAAATGGGAGGCATTTGACGACACAGCTGTCTTCGGAGACGATATTATCGTTCGCACAGAACTCGCACCGATTTTGATATCGGTGCTAGAGGATATCGGGTTTAAGGTGAACGAGGAGAAATCCTTTATTAACCCCCTGGATCCTTTTAGGGAGTCTTGCGGTGGCGATTATCTCGCCGGCGCAACCGTCAGGCCTTATTATCTTAAGGCCCCCTCGAGCGGAACTGCCATGGCCAGCCTAGCTTGGCTGTATACAGTTTGGAACGGTATCTTAAAGACGATCATTCCGATCGTCGGGTCCCGTGACTACGTATACACTCCTGTTATCGCCTTCATGGTTGAGACGCTGTGTGCTCGCCTAGATGTCCTTTCACAACACAAGGTCATTAAAACCAGC